CCATCCGTCATTTAGATCTATGAAGTTGTTGAAGAGAGGGTGCTTTCCGATAATTTCTGTCTTCTCAATCTTTGTTAATATAGAATAAAATATGTGCTTGTTTGATCCAGTGGTTTTTAGCAAGATCCAAAGACCCGTTGATCTTGATTTTGTTAATATCCATTCATTTGATTGACATGGTTTTCTTATGTTAAGATTTATTTCTGAAAACAAAGAGGAGATGGTTATGAGACCTTGGAATAGTCTTGTCTTAAGTAAAGTGGTGACAAAGGGTTCAGATTTGTAAGACATCTCCTCCGCATAGGCCATGAAGTCTGAGAACCTGTACGTTAGAAAATCCTCATCGTCGACTTGCTCCATCAAATAATCCCATGAATCAACGAAATCCTGAATATCATGAGTAGGGACATCCATTGAGAATGGCTCTCTTGACTCTGTAGCTTCATGCTTAACTTCATGAGAGTTTTTGTATTTCTTTCCGTTTATTCCGAACTTGGCCAACTCAGTCTTCTCCTTTTCTGTGAGAGCAACTTTGACTCTGTTTTTCTTTTTCATTTCATCTCTAGTTTCTTTCCTCACTCTCTCCTCTAGTTCTTCTGAGTGATTGAGAACAAGCTTTGAATAATCCTCATATGATTGATCCTCATAGTCCAATTTGCTCTGGAAAGCTTCAGTCCACAATGCTGCATGCGCAGAACCACTTCTGAAGACAAATGGTCTATCATCTACTGGGTCAAATAATCTGAACAATGGAAAATTAACAACCTTTTTCATCTTGGTTCTAGTACCTTGAACTTTTGAGTAAAAATCTTTTATTGTTAAGGGCACTTGACTTTCCTTAGGCAATATTCTTGTTTTGGCAATCTCTCTAGCATCATTCATCCATCCTTTTAAATATGAGATCTCGTTGATGGTACTCCAATTATCGATAGTCTCTTTATTTATGTGCAACTTGTCTTTTCCTTCATACCATTCCAACGCTCTCATTGATTCTTCTATCTTATGGGTCCTCTCAAGCTCATCTGAGTCTATGTCAGCACGCCAGCCTAAAGAAAATGCTCTACCCTGAATACTGAGACCATATCTATATCTAGCTATTATCAAATCAGCTTGTCTCTGAGTTATTGGAATATTTGTGAATATTGAATTTGGAGACACTGTTATCACGAGAATAAAGGCTTCATTTCCCCTCTCTTCTAATATAGCTTGATAGGTTGAGTACTTTTTCTTGTATAATGACTCTAGTCGAGATGACATGACGTTTGTTCCAACTTCCATCAGAAAGTTCCTGTCGTCGAATGTAAATAAGAAATCAGGACTAGGATTATCCAGAGTTGATTCTCCCACTATTCCAAAGAATGCTCCCATCTTTAAATCTTTCTCCCTGAGAGACGTGAAGTAAGATAAAACCATGTCATGTGGGAGATGAGATATTTGTCTGTCTGAGTACGTGTGAG